CAATAGAGTTCTTGATGGTGATACAATTGATGTAACAATTGACCTGGGGTTCGACCTCTACAAAAAGGAAAGAGTTCGTGTTGCAGGAGTGGATACGCCAGAGAAACGAACTAAGGACGCAGAAGAGAAGGCACTTGGCATCGATGCCACCAACTGGCTCAAGGACCATCTTGATGGTGCTATCAATGGTGACGACGATCTCATTATTAGGACTGAGCTTGACGGTGGTGTTGGTAAATACGGTAGATTACTCGGCTGGTTGTACATTGGTACCGAGGAGGTGTCTCTCAACGAACAAATGATCGAAGAGGGATATGCGTGGAGTTATGATGGCGGTACCAAACAGAAAAACTTTGAAGAACTCCGTGAGATCAGAAGAGCACACGGAACTCTGGTAGAATAATGACAATCCTTTTTGTAATAACCTTCACCATCTTATTGGTGACAGGAATGGAAGTAACCTGGCCAGTCAAATGATCAGTCTGTACCTGACAGTTACAATCGTTGCTTTGATGATTGCTTATGCTGGCATTGAAGGAACACTCAGGGTCTTTGCCTGGATGGATCTTCAAATTAGGTACCTTCCTCTGCGTATCAGACTTGAACTGATGAAGAGGAAACTCAAGTCCCAACTCGACAAGGATCGAGAATACTTTCTAAGGAGGTTGGAAGATGAAAAGTCTAAGTAGTCTCTTTGTTATTCTTTGTCTAACTGCTCCAGCATATGCTGAAGGTGGTTTTGAAATGTTTGAAGAGATCTGTGAGATCACTGGTGAAGTAAAGGTCTCCTATCAATATGTTCCCAGTGAGATCAAACTCTCAGACATCGAAATCAAATCGAGAACTTTGCCCCCAACTTCTTCGCAATAACCTTTGGGGGTTGGAAGTATTTCTTAAACCTTTTGACTCCATCTTTGGTAAGACTTTTTGAGAGTTCTTCATCAATGATGATCTTATTGTCATACTCCCAGAAGGCATCGATGTCCACCTGATCACGAAGATACTGTTCTAACTTTTCGATCTTGCTCTCCAGGACTTTCATTCCCTTACCAGAGTACTCAATAATGTCAGCGGATCCCTCTCCATTAGGAACAAAGTGGAGAACTGGTTTGACCTGTTTGACTTTAACTTTCTTCTTCTTAGTCAGTTGTTGAATAAGAGGATCTGCTGCTGTCTTGATCTGGTTGATAACAATTCCAGCACCCAAGGCAACAGTAGTAGTAACCACAGCAGTTGCTCCAGCAGTGATCAAGGGTGCAACCTCAGGTAGTGGAACATCTAAACCACCAACATTCACAGTTGGTGGAGTTGCTGGAAGATCTCTGGTGTCTGACCTTGGTGTGGGTTCAGATTCTCCATTTTGGTTTTCAATAACCTGCTCCCACTCTTCTTTGGTGGGAACATCAATAACAGGGTAATCAATTGTAGGATCAGGGACATCAATCACAGGAGCCTTGAGGCCCCTTGTAACAGGGACTGGAACCCCCCGAGTAACGGGAGGTGCCAGTGGTTCAATAACAGACACCACAGGGGGTGGTAGGTCCCTTACAACAGGTGATGGAATCCTACTGATTGGTCTGACCTGGGACATTGGTTGTAGGCATTACAGGGGGAGCAGCAATCTGAATTGGTGCTTGCTCAATTCGAATTGTCTGAGAAGGTGCTGTTTGAGCGGCAGTGGCAATGAGTTTCTCCAAGTCTGCCTTAGAGACACCACCAGCACCACCCATCTTCATTGTTCCGTCACCAGACTTCTTCGCTGTCTGAACTCCGAAGGTGGCTAGCACCCCAGTGAACACAGATGCAATGAAAGTGGGATCAAGTTTCTGCTCTGGGATTCCAAGTGCAGGGGGCAGTTTGATGTAAGCAAGAGTGAGAATTCCACCAGACCAAATAAGAATTCCAAGGCGAACAAACGTGCTGATCACAGCAAGATGTTCTTCACTATCACCTGAGGCATCTTTGATTCTTCCAAAGAAACCTTTCTTCTTCTCCTCTTTCTTTTCCTCAACTTCCTTTTTAATTTCTTCAGGCATGAGTTTGTAGAGAGGCGCAGTTATTTAGAAATCTAATAGGGCAAAAAAATACCCCAGGAAATTTTCCTGAGGTAAATGGTTTTTGTTTTGTGATTTCAAACTGGGGCAGTCTCTCTTGCGTTGACCTTCAGGTAATCATAAACCTGTTCAGGTGTGCTCTCACGGTATGGATCTGCTTCGTGGTTATCAGACTTACCGTCTTCCACAAACAGTTTCTCAATCACACCGTCTTGGATGACTGCTGCGTAACGCCAGGAACGATCACCGAAACCAAGGTTAGACTTGGAAACCAGTTGACCCATGGCACGAGTGAAGTAAGCGTTACCATCGGGGATCAGTTGAACCTTTTCGATGTTCTGATCCTTTGCCCAGGCATTCATAACAAAGGCGTCATTGACAGAGACACAATAAACAGTGTCAACACCAAGTGCAGTGAAGTCTTCGTACTTCTCCTCAAATCCAGGCAGTTGATAAGCGCTGCAAGTAGGAGTGAATGCACCAGGGAGACTGAAAACAACCACACGCTTACCAGCAAAGAGATCACTGGTTGTGCGAGTAACGAAGTCTCCATTCTCTCTAAACTTGAATTCCACTTGGGGAACTGAATCACCTTCTTTTTTCATTGGAACCTCCCAATTAACGTGTTTGATAATCATTGTTGGTTAGTTGCGTAGGCTGGTTGCATCAACCCACCACCAGGACCGTCCTGGTCATCATCCTCTCGATTATCTAAGATCAAATAAACAATTACAAAACCCACCAGTAATCCGAGGTAGGCTTTGAACATCACCAAATGCCTGGGATGATCTGGCCAGTGGCAGCATAAGCACCGAAGGCAGCGATAATTCCGATCATGGCAGCCCAGCCATTAATTCTTTCAGCCTTTTCGTTCATTGTTTTACTCCTTGTTGATTAATTTTGTCGTAAATGAAAGTGTCACCATATTCACGGTGAAGTTTGTAACCGACCACTGCTCCTTTGGTGTTCATCAGTGCTGGCATAAAAACAATCGTGAAGAAGACTGCTGGTGCGCCGATGAAGAGAAGTGCAGAGATCACATAATAAGTAAGCAGTTCAGCCATCAATAAGTCTCAGAGAGTTGATTAACAGAGTGTGCCAGCAAAACAAAGAATGAGATGCTGGTTACTGTGAAGATTACCTCAGTCATCAGAAAAGGTTCTCCTCTTGTTCAGTAAGTATAACACAATCGCTGGTGGGGTAAGCAACACAGAGAAGAGCATAACCCTCTTCCAGTTGATAATCATCCAGGAATGTTTGATCCTCGTTATCAACGGTACCAGAGATAACTTTACCTGCACATGAAGAACAGGCACCTGCACGGCAGGAGTAAGGAAGGTCTACACCTTGCTCCTCAGCGGTGTCCAGGATGTAAGAATCATCAGGACAATCGATGACTGTTTGATTCCCATCAGGAGATTGAAGTGTGACCTTAAAGTTTGCCATTTTTATCAGAAGACTCCGAAGAATAGTTTACCAGTGAAAGCGTAAGAAAGCAACCCAGCAACAATACCGACCATAGCCCAGCGTCCATTTGCTTTCTCCGCCTTCTCGGCATAAGGTTCAATTCCGTAGCGCTCAAGATCTTCCTTGGTCATGTACATGGAAGGCTCCTTAGCCCACATATTCATTTGTCCAAACTCGTTTTTAGTAACTGTCATTGTAAGTAATGTAAAGTTTAGTTACATTATTTATTATTTCTTTAGTTTTGTCAAGGGGTGGTTACCCACCCCCGTCTTGAAATCATAACACGAATAAGTAATTTTACTTACTTCAGAGTGTCAACAGCAGTGAGTGCACTCTGTCTCAGTCCCTCAGGAAGGGGAACATAACCCAGAGAGTCTGCCTTTGCCTGTGCCTCAGGACTCAGCATGTAACGGAGAGTGTCCTTTACTGCTTCGTTCTTGGGGTTCTCGGGATAAGCAAGAATCCAAGTCAGTGAGACAATGGGATAAGAGTTCTCACCAGAAGGATTGGCATCGGCGCCACGGAGTTTGTCGTCCAGGACGATCTGTGCCAGACCAGCAGAGGCAGTCTCTGCAGAAGCAAGAACATAATTGCCATCTTTATTTTCGATAGCAACTTGTTGGAGACCTTGTTTCACATAACCATAATTGACATAACCAATGGCTCCATCAATCTGTTTGATCTGTGCTGCGACACCAGAGTTACCTTTGGCACCAATACCCACAGGCCACTTCACTGACTTACCAGTGCCAACTCTTGCCTTCCATTCAGGAGAGAATGCAGACAGGGAGTTAGTGAAACCTTTGGTGGTTCCAGATCCATCAGAACGATGAACAACCTTAATGGGAGTGTCAGCACAACCAAATGTTGACCAGTTAGTGATGTTTCCAAGGAAGACATCTGCCAGTTGTGTCTGAGTCATCTTAGCATCACAACCAGGAAGGTTGTAAGCGGGGACGATCGCACCACCCGTCATGGGAATGTGAACCAGACCAGTTGCAGGGATCTTGGAATCCTTTACAGCGCCATCAGAGGCACCGAAATTAACTGTACCAGCAGCGAACTGTCGAACACCAGCACCACTACCAACTGCCTGATAAGCGACCTTGTGGCCGCCTTCATTAGCATAGTCTTGGAACCAACGTTGATAGAGTGATGCTGGGAACGTCGCTCCAGCAGCAGTCAACTGCTGAGGAACGAATCCTGTCTCCGTCTTAGGAGAACAAGCAACCAGGGCAACGCTCCCAAGAGCGACTGCCGCAATCTTTTTGAGTGTCATGATAAGTTATCAGAACTTGTACTTGGTACCAACTTCAACTTTCCAATCACGAGTTGAATCGTTTTGGAAAAGGTTCTCAAACTTTCCGTAAGCAGAGAAGTTCTTGGTAATCTTTACTTTACTGCCAATTTCCAGTGCTGTAAAGGTCTCATTGTCTTTTCCTTCAGGAGACTTAACACCAACACCACCTTCGATGTAAGGAGTGAAGTCACCTGCTTTCCATTCATAACCAACACGTCCTTGGTTGGTCAGACTCTTATAATCATCGTCCGTTCCTTTGACTTCAGTCTTGGTCTCCACATAGGGACCTGCAAGGGCAGGTGTCGCCATCACGGGTACAGCCAGGATAGCGGCAAGAGCGATTGCTTTCATTGTTCTTAATACCTTTTGTAAGTTTACAGTCTGTTGCGAAACAAACCGCGTTATTTAAGCCAGTTTAACTGGAATTTAACGTTACAAAAGGCACAAAAAAGGGGGACCCGAAGGTCCCCCGAGGTTACCTGATGTTATCAGAAGCTG